GATGAGAACAAAGCGTGGCGGTGTGGGCAGGTAGTAAAAGAGACAAAAACATCTGTGATTGTCTATACTGCATACAGGGAAAAGGAAATTGTACCTAGGGACAAGATAATTGAGGAAGAATTCGTAACACCTGACCGGGCTTATCTCAGACTAGACCGCAAATAATTTTGTCGTAGTTTGTATAATAAATACAGAAGGGAAAACTACACACCAGAGGGAGGGAAACGAGGCGATGGAAAATAAACGTGTTCGCTTGACGCTTTACGATGATGATGGGAATGTCGTGAGAGAAGTGGAGGGCAATGGGATTATCTTTTACCTAGTCCAAGAGGAAGAGGATGAAGAAACAAAGAAAACCACAGTGGAATCAGGGATTTTTGGAAAACTCCCACCCTCCGAACTCGCACTAGCACTTCCCAGTATCTTAAATATGATAACAGCGGCAAAAGAAAAAGATAAAAAGGAGGGGGCAGAGTGAAAATAAGGGTTGAAGTTTCTGATGAAGATTTGGGAAAGGCTTTATTACAAAAAGTGTTAGATATGCTCAACGAACTGCCCGGAGCCCACCATGCCTTTCCTTATCCGCTGGATTTAAGAACCTGCGGAAGTTTGGTGGGTTTAATCAGAAACGATACATCTTATTGGTTGGTAGAAAGTGAGGAAATTGCTACACTAGTGGATGCGGCAAATGTTTTGATTCATGGTAAAGTTAGGATTTGGGAGTAATAGATAAAAAGGAGGGATTATTTTGGATTTGAACTATGAACAAGATGTAAGCATTGATGAAACCGCACTAGACGTGGAATGGTTACGACAAGCGAACCTAATGTACAAATATGCAAGGTATCAGGCCGAGACAAAGAAGGCGATGGACGAAGCAAAAGAGAGGTTAGACTTCATCCGTGCTAAACTTGAAATGGATATTCGAGCAAACCCGGAAAACTACGGACTATCAAAGGCGACTGAATCAGCCATTGCTAGCACTATCCTACTTCAGCCTGAATATCAGGAGGCTTCAAAGAAATACATTGAGGCTAAATACGAAAACGATGTAGCGGCCGCCGCAGTAAGAGCTATTGACCAAAAGAAAACTGCATTAGAAAACCTAGTTAAGTTGTTGAGTGTGAGCTATTTCGCTGGCCCTTCCGCTCCGAGAGATTTATCACTGGAATGGAATGAACATATCAAAAGGAGAGAACAAAAAGAATACAACAAAAACGTGAAAATTAGAAGGAGGACATAAACAATGAAAAAGAACAAGAAGAAAAGCAGGTTTAAAGGTACTGTAAGTCGAAACGCTGAAAAACAAGCCCGAGGAAGTTCACAATATGGGTATTTAAGACTTCCTAAAGGAGTAAATATCTTCAAAGAAGAACCGAGAACTCGGGTTGAACTCGATATTATTCCATATGTTGTAACGTGTGATAATCATCCCGATAAAGATGAAGAATACGGAATTGCCGTTAAAGGTGAACTTTGGTACAAACGACCCTACTGGTTGCACAGAGGTGTCGGACCCGACAATCAATCGGTTGTTTGTCCCAGCAGCGTCGGAAAACCTTGTCCAATTTGTGAATATCGTGCTCAATTATTGAAAGATGGAGCCAAGTGGGACGATGATACAGTAAAAGCCTTGAAACCCTCAACGAGAAATCTTTATGTTGTCATCCCCAAGAATAATAAGAACTATCCCGAAGAACCTCACATTTGGGATATAAGCCAATTCCTTTTCCAAGACAAGCTCAATGAAGAGATACAAGAAAACGAGGAGTATGAAACCTTCCCTGACTTGGAAGAAGGTTACACCCTCAGAATTCGATTTGCTGAAGGTTCATTCGGAACCAACAAGTTTGCTGAAGTGTCCAGGATTGACTTCATTGAGAGGAAAAAACCATACGATGAGTCAATTTTGGAGAAGATACCTTCTTTGGATAATATATTGGAAATTCTCCCGTATCATACCATTGAAGCTATGTTTTTCGGAAATATGAGCCCAGATGAGGATGAGGATGAAGAATATGATGATGACGAGGATGTCAAGAAGAAGAAAAGGAAGGTAGATGAAGACGAGGACATAGATGATGATATGGAAGAGGAAGAGGAAGAAGATGAAGATGATGAGGATATAGATTATGACGAGGAAGAAGATGAAGAAGAAGAGGATGAGGAAGATGACGAAGAAGATGAGGACGAGGAGGAGGAAGAAGAACACGACAAAAAGAAATCCAAGAAATCCCCACCCAAAAGACAACAACCCCATTCAAAAGTAACCAAGGGTAAAGGAAAGAACAAATGTCCCTATGGTCATGAATTCGGAGTAGACAATGACAGCTATGACGATTGCGATAATTGCGAAGTTTGGGAAAAATGTCTGGAGGCATCGGAGAGCGAATAAACGGAGGTTGATACGATGAAAAGGAGAAAGTTGAGCGAACAGGTTGAGGAAAAATTGGCGAAAGAACCCGAAGAAAAATCTCAATATGACGGAAAGGACATCACCGTGTCCACTGGTTCAACGTTGTTAGACCTCGCTATCAGCGGAGGCAGATTCCGAGAGGGAGGAATCCCTCTTGGAATTCTGGTGGAGATATTCGGGCCTTCTGGAGCTGGAAAAACCGTATTGTTAAGTCAATTAGCTGCTAATTTACAACGATTAGGCGGAAAAGTTATGTTCCACGACCCGGAAGCCCGCTTAAATAAACAGTTTGCTAGAATATTTGGATTGGATACCGGAGAAATCGAATACACCATTCCCAATACTATCCCTGAAGTATTTCAAAGTGTCCGTGATTGGGTCTCTCAGGAAGAGGCTGAGAAAGGAACTATCTATGGAGTGTTTGCTGATTCTCTTGCCGCCTTGTCTACTGATATGGAGATGGAAGAAGGTGACAAGATGGGGATGAGACGAGCCAAGGAATTCTCGGAGGAATTGCGAAAAACTTGCCGAATTATCACTCAAAGGAATGTCCTCATGGTCTGCTCCAACCAGGTTCGTCAAAACCTCGATGCTGGACCTTACGGGATGAAATACAAAAGCCCCGGTGGCGAGGCGATTGGATTTTATTCCAGTTTGAGGTTACGCTTTGGTTCTCCGCAAAAGATAAAAGAGAAAAAGAAAATCCGGGGTAAGGAACATGAAAGAGTGGTAGGTGTCCATACTGAAATAGAGGTATTCAAATCATCAGTATGGAAACCCTATCGGTCTACTGAGGTGTATATTCTGTTCGATTACGGAATTGATGATATTAGAGCAAATTTGAGATTTTTGAAAACAAATACTGGAAGCAGTGTCTATTCAATCAAGGATTTGAAGTTGGACAAATCATTGGAAAGGTCAATTGAGATAGTCGAGGAGGAAAACTTGGAGCAGGATTTGAGAAACGCCGTCATTGAACTTTGGAACGAGATTGAGGAAGGATTCCAAGAAAAGAGAAAACCAAAGGTCTTTTGGTAAATGAGTGCATAGGAGAGGAGGAACACAAATGAAGATATTGGTACGTCTCATCATGTTATCTCTCTTGATATATCTTCTCATCTTAACACCTTTCATCCAATTCTTTCGCCTAGTGCGTACTGTTCAGGAAATTTCCTTCACTCTACAAACACTCCAAGAAGAAATCGAAAAGATAGAGGTGAGGTTAATCGACATCGAAACACGCCTAAATAAGATAGAGGACGAACTGAACAAGTGGTCAGTATACGAGGCTACTGCGTACGCCCCACTAGACCCAAATGCGAAGGAAGGAATGTGCTATGAAGGAGACCCAAGAATTACAGCATCGGGCGATCCTGTGGTCCCGGGAGTAACAGTTGCGGCGGGAAAAGAATTGCCATTTGGAACAGAATTATACATAAAAGGAATCGGGAAAAGAATTGTCCAAGACAGGGGAGCGGCCATAAGCAGAGGATGCATTGATATAGCAGTAAAGACTCAAGCAGAAGCGATTCGGTTTGGGAGAAGACATGTGCTAGTAAAGATATTGAATTGATGGGAATGAGGAAATTATGAAGAAGAAAAGGAAAATCAAAATTTCATCTGCAAAGGCGAAAGGAAGAAAGTTACAGCAGTGGGTCTGTGAAAAGATTTCCCAAATCCTCGGAATCCCTTGGGGAAAGGACGAAATGATAGCCTCCCGAGAAATGGGTCAGTCCGGGACGGATGTAAGGCTGGTAGGAGAAGCGAAAAAACGTTTTCCTTTCTCCATAGAGTGTAAGTGGCAAGAATCGTGGTCATTACCGAACTGGATAAAACAAGCAAAGGAGAATCAGGAGGAAGGGACCGATTGGTTATTGATTTGTAAGAAAAGTAGGATGGAGCCCGTAGTGGTTATGGATGCGGAGCGGTTTTTTGAAATCGTTCAGCCTTACATACGGGAAATCGAAAAAAATGAAGGCGGAAGGGATGAAAGTTTGTAACTTTTGCGGCAAGTCCGAGGAGAAAGTAAAACTGATGAATTAGTTGAGTTGAAGGAGTGAGGGGTGGAAGATGTTTGTAAAATGTCAGATATGCGGGAGACGGCTTAGTGACCCAGTCTCCATTAGGATAGGAATAGGACCGATTTGTTTGACCAGGCAGAGAATGAAAATCAGAAAGACAAGTAAACAAGAAGTCGCTGAAGGTAATGATGTTTTACCTCCTAAATTTCACGGATTTGTAATACCCGAAGATCTTGAAAAGGTCAATCCGGCGAAAGTCTACACGGCGATTCGCGGAGAGGATGAAAATACCATAACAGTCTCTGACGAAAAGGGAACTAGACCGCTCAAACATATTGTCTATCATAGCCCTACTGGGATGGAATGGGGCTATGGTGGAAGCGGGCCATCTGACTTGGCTAGGAGTATCCTCGCAGATTTTGCGGGAATTAAGGTTGCGGATACCTTCTATCAAGACTTCAAATGGGATTTTATCGCTAAACAACCAAAGAAGGGATTTCAGATTTCGGGACAAGAAATTCTAGATTGGTTGAAAAGGAAGATTCAACTATGATAAAAAGAGTGGAAATACAAAACTTCCAATCACATAAGAAGACTATACTTGAATTTGTCCCGGGTACAAACGTGGTTATCGGAGAATCTGACGCTGGGAAATCTGCTATATTTAGAGCAATTAACTGGGTGATAACTAACCGACCATTGGGGGATACCTTCCGTTCGGATTGGGGAGGGGATACGAGAGTTGCAATATACACTTCCGAGGGGGACGTGATTGAAAGGATAAAAACTGCGAGCAGAAATGTATATGTAATCAATGGGAAAGCTCTGACAGCCTTTGGTTCAGAAGTTCCAGAACAAGTAAGTGAAATCTTACGGATGGACGAAGCGAATATTCAAAGTCAGATGGATGTTCCCTTCCTTCTTGCAGTTTCTCCGGGAGAAGCCGCAAGGTTGTTGAATAAAGCGGCTTCAATTGACGACATAGATTATACTATATCAAACTTACGCAGTGAATACCAGAAGATTTCCAACAATATAAAGTTCAATGAAGGAAAGCTCAAAGATTACGAGAAGCAAATCAAACAGTATGATAACCTTCCAGAATTGGAGGAAAAACTAGAGCGAGTTGAAGAAGCAGAAAAAGAACTGGAGAAACACGAACAAAAAATGGCCAAATTGACACAGTTACTCGCTGGGGCAAAGAGAATACAGACTGAGCTAGAAAAGACAAAAAACATCCAACAAATGATTCAGAAATTTGAACAAATTTTGAGCAGATATAATCAGTATGAGGAACAGAGGAAACGGTTGGACAAGCTGGAACAAGTTGCTCATAAGGTCAAAATTCGGAAAGCATACCTAAAATCAACTCAATACATTGATGACTGCTTTACGTTGGTTCAGAAAACTTATGAGGAATATCAAAAATATCAGACAAAACAACAGACCCTCGCCAAGTTAAAACGCCTAATAGGAAGTGTTATAGCCTTGAATCAATCCATTCAGAGGATTGAACGGGAAATATCCCTGTCGGAGAAGGAATTCAGAAAACTTTGTCCCGATGAATGCCCTTTATGTGGAGCAAAAATTAGGAAGTAAACCCGATAAGGGAGGGGGCTATTTATGGAGAAAAACCGAGAGAAACCAAACTCTACTCCATCCCAGGAAGACCTCCTACTGTCTGGTCCTAAAGGACTTATTGTTGCAATGTTGGAAATAATGATGAAGGACTTGACTATACCAGACAGTGAAATCAAAATAAGCCTCCATGACAGCAAGGAAGTAATAGAGCGGAAGAAGAAAAAGAAAGGCTACAAACGTACTGCATATAGGTTTGTTAGGTCTGAATGGTTTGAGGACTTGTGTTGGTACATCGGAATAAACCCTCACCCAATTCGGCGGTATGCAATTGAGCGTTATAATGAGTCCAAAAAGAAATAAAAACAGAGGAGAAATGGAATCTATGAAAAGGACAAGGAAGCCTAGGGTTGCTGACGCAATCTTAATATCCGATTTACATTTGACCGATAAAACACCAGTTTCCCGGATGGATGACTACATAGAGGCTCAGAAACGAAAACTGGAATTTTTGAAAAAATTATCGAAGGAAAACAACAATTGTCCAATCCTATGCGCGGGGGACGTATTTGACTATTGGAAAGCTAGCCCGTGGCTGTGTTCATTCGCTTACAAATACTTGCCTGAGCCGTTCATTTGTATACCCGGTCAGCACGATTTGCCTGGACACTCATTGGAGGAATACTACAAATCAGGGCTTGGGCTAATGGATTCCGTTGGGAAGGTACAAGTTATCAAGGATTGGGAGAACCCTGTTGTCTGGAATAACCTTTTCATCGTTGGTGTTCCATTTGGAAAACTAGACGAATTTGAACCTGACAAGATTGATTTTCCCAAGGGAAGGCGGAAAATCCTACTGTTACATACATTGGTATGGGACAAAAGACCAGCCTGGAGTAAAAGCGATTGTACAGCCAATGAACTGTTAGAACACCATGGGAAATATTTTGACCTTATACTCACTGGAGATAATCATCAACGGTTTGTTTTCATGAAGAACGGGAGTATACTAATCAATCCGGGAAGTGTAATGAGGATAACAGCTGACCAAGCTGATTTCCAACCACGATGTTTTCTCTACTACGCAACTGATAATACTGTAAGGGATGTAGATTTCCCAATCGAGAAAAATGTTGTTACTCGGGAACATATCGAAGAAAAGGTTCAAAAAGATGAACGGATTCAAGCCTATATAGAGCGGATGAACAAAGATTTTGAAATGGGATTGTCTTTCAAACATAACCTAGAAATATTCTTTGAGGAAAACAATGTACCTAAGAAAGTGAGGGAGATAATATGGAAAGCAATGGAGCGGACAAGCTAGGTAGAAAACTACTCAAGATAAAAGAAGAACTGGAAGAGAAGAAAGCAAAAAGGCTAGAGTTACAAGGCGAACTAAAAAGCCTTATGAACCAACTGAAGGAATTGGAGCTGAATAGTCTTGAAGAGGCAGAAGAAATGATACATCAGATGGAGAAGGATTTGGAAAAGATGAGGGAATCTATTGAGGAAGAGATTAAAGAAATTGAGGGATTGATGGAAGGAGGCGAGGAGAATGATTGATTGTGAATATTATGTTCCTGCATGGGAAGGAAGCAAAACATCAAACCCACAACCGGATTTTTGCTTGAAGCATAGAGTTGTTTTGTGCGGGAAGTGTATCAAGAATTGTGAAATTCAGACCAAATTGGTGAGTGAGGGGAAGGATAATGAAAGAAAGCCAGTACAGGTTCCGAGTATGGGATGACTTTGGGAAGGAAATGTATTACTTTGATTTTTGCACGAATATCGAAGTACGAAATGGCCGCTTGTGGGTTGTTCACAGTGAAGGGGCAATATGCTTAGATTATGTTCCACCAACACACGTAATGCAATATACTACACGTAAAGATAAAAAAATGCAACGGATATATGATGGCGATATATTGCAGCGTGAAGGATGTTGGAATGTAAGAATCGAGTTTGAAAAAGGAGTGTTTTGGGTTAGGGACGCAAATAAAGTCAGATACGACAATAAAATATTGAATATACCTATTGCATCTTTCCAAATCGAGACATTTGAAATAATAGGTAATGTATGGCAAAACCCGGAATTGCTAGAAGGAGTGAACTAGATGCAACCAATGACATTTATGAATTCAAAAATTAAGCAATTGCGAAACAAGCTGGAATACTTAAAAGGACAACGTGACCAACTTCAGAAAACCATAGATGACCTGAAGGAGAAAATCCGGGATGATAAACGAACGCTCATAAGATACGAGCGAGCGTTGGAAATTGTAAAGCAGGTAGGATTACTTACACAAAAACAGTTGGAATATCATTTGGCTGAGCAAGTAAGCCTAGCGATGGAAGCGGTGTTTGACAATCCATACAAACTGAAGGTAAACTTCCAAGAAAAACGTGGAAGAACCGAGGCTGAAATATTGTTTGTGAAAGGAGACCTAGAATTCCCGCCGCTAGGTAATGCAGGCGGCGGGACCATAGATGTAGCATCATTAGCTTTACGAATAGCTTACTGGTCAATGAGACGTGACAAGAAAATCCGACCTTTACTACTACTGGACGAACCATTTTCTCAACTAAAAGGTGAAGTAGCAAATCGTCGAGCGTTAGCAATTATTCAAGAAATTAGCCATAAATTAGGATTGCAAATTATAATGATTAGCGACGAAAGAGTTTCCCGGGAGGATATAATTACCAATGCGGATAAGGTTTTCCACGTGTACCAGAAGAGCGGTGTAAGCAATGTTAAAGAGGTGGTTTAACAAATGAAATGCTTGAGGTGCAGTAAAACTATTGACCCAGAGGAAGCGAAGAAAATTGAAGAGGCGGGAATTGAACCGTTTTGTAGTGAATACTGTTATTTGGTGTATAGTGGCGTTCCTCTTCTGTATTCGCAAGGCAATGGAGTAATCTCGGATATGTTAAGAGGCAGGCTAAAAAATCAGATGAAAATAAGGAGGAAATAAAAAATGGAAGAAAATATTTACCAAAAGAAAGGGTATAAGAACAGGAAAGATTATTTGGAATGCCTGGCGGCAGACTATTGCGTACCGCTTAACACTGTCTATGCACTTGCCTCCGTGTTAGGCGAGAATGAGGATTTTGATGGATTAATTTCCTCATTAGAGGACGTGGAGGGGATGTTTGATGAATAGGAAAGGGTTAATTCCCCTTCCCTTCAAGGAGATTGCGTTGTGAAAGGAGGTTGAAAGTATGAAAGTTATTAAACCAAGTGTAGAAATCATGGATGCGTTTGATGGACTGGATGTAATCAGAAAACTTGAATTATGTGGGCGGGTTTGTTATAAGTCAGAACATAAAATGAATGATATTTCATCATATAAATTCATTCAAAACATAATCAATAGAGGTCATGAATCAGTATTGGAACACTTCAGCTTCACTGTAAAATTTATTTGTGACAGGGGTGTTTCCCATGAAATAGTTCGCCATAGAATAGCATCTTATTCACAGGAATCAACCAGGTATTGTAATTACAGCAAAGATGATTTTGGTAGTGAAATAACAGTAATTGAACCTTGCTTTTTAGTTTCTGGAACAGCAGGTTATAACATGTGGTATAGGGCTTGTTTAGTTGCTGAACAAATGTATTTTAAAATGTTAGATTGGGGATGCTCACCAGAAGAAGCAAGGGCAGTTCTTCCAAACAGTTTGAAAACCGAACTTGTGATGACTGCTAATATTAGAGAGTGGCGGCATTTCTTGAAGTTGAGAACATCACCAGCAGCGCATCCACAAATGCGGGAAGTTGCCAATTTATTGTTGGAGGAGTTGAAAGCCAAGATTCCAGTTGTATTTGATGATATTGAAGGGGCAGTTTGATGGGTGACTGGAGAAAAAGAAAACAGAGGGAAAGTGAGGTTGAACACGATGCCTAAAGTGATATTGGAGTTGGAGATGCCGGAGAGTTGTAAAAAGTGCCAACTTAAATACTATCTTGATTATAGTGAACGTAATTATCCATGGGAAGATTATGTATGCACTATAACAGGCAAAGGGATTGCAGACAAAGGCAGACGGCTAGACTGCCCGCTGAAGCCGGTGGAGAAAGGAGGGGATGAAATGAATAAGATGGACGACAAATTTCAAGTAGATTATCTGCCTAATGCAAAGAAAATAATTATTAATCTTCCTGAAGAAGTTTGGAGTAACATTAATACTATAATCATGACAAGACTATTTCAAGAAGAATTGGTTCTCGAGAAACAAAAAGAAGGCGAGGTTGAGGAAGAATGAACGATGTGCTATTTATTCTCAAACAAGCAATAGGGTATGTATTAATAATTTTATGTGGTGTTGCAGTAGGTATAGGTATGTGTAAAATGTGTGAATGTATAGACGGGCTTTTTGAGATTTTTAGAAAGCGAGGGTGAGGAAGAATGAACGGTTATCATTGCTTAAACTGTGGTGAAAAATTAAATCAACTTAGCACGAATCTAAGTACCGATAAATACGAATGTTCAAAATGTTGTACAACATGGTATAGGGTGAGACATATCATCATTGAGTGGGTTGAAGGAGAAAAAAAGAATGCGGGAGGAAAGGACAGCATGAAAATATTGTCTGACATGATACAAGAAGAGTAGAGTATAGAGACAGGCAATGTGACACCTGTGCACGGTTTGTCACCAAGCAGGGTAAATGTGGCCCGGAAACTTATTGTCGGTTGGACGGCAAAAGGCGGTTTTCTACCGAAGGAAAAGGCTGTTTGGGGTGGAAGGAGCGGAGGAAGAACAATGATAGAAAATATACAAAAACAAGTGCATGGTAACTTGTGACAACTGCGGAACAGGGCAAGAATGCGACAACTGGGCTGATACAATAGACTTCATGTGGATGGAGGTAGTGAAATGTGGAGGTAGTGAAATGAATATACGAGAACTTCAATCAGCTTTGGAGTATTCTAGAGAACAGCTTTTCCAAGCGGGAAAATATATGGGGACAGCGAAGGTTGCAGAAGAGAAGCGAAATATGCCAAGAGCGTTGGTAAGCCAGTGAAGATGGTGATGTGATAATGAAAGTATTCTTGGAACAATTGAAAGGCTACAGACATCTTATCAACAAGCAACAACTCAAAACTCTGCGTGGCCAAGCTCTTGCCGGAGATGTGGAAGGAGCCAGAAAAGGACTACAAAAGATACTCAGCAGAAAAATGAGCAAACGGGACATGTTCATAAACGCGCATAG